TCATAACATTAACTTTTAATAATGAAGAATTATTAAAAAGAAAAAATCCTTGGTCGGTTGATGTTAACGATTTTCAACTTTTTATGAAAAAGTTTAGAAAACGTTATAATAAACCAATCAGGTTCTTTCACTGTGGTGAATACGGTGAAAAAACCTATCGACCTCATTATCATGCTCTAATATTTGGACATGATTTTAGAATTAAGAATAAAAAGAATACGGTTAAAAAATTTGGCTCTGACAAATATCCACTGTATGAAAGCAGTGAATTAACCTCCCTCTGGGGAAGGGGACACACTACAGTTGGCGAATTAAACTTCGACACTGCGAGTTATACTGCGAGGTATGTAACAAAAAAAATAAAAGGTGATGTATCTAAAATACACATAAATCCAGATACTGGAGAAGTGTCAAAAATAAACGAAGTTTATTGTACAATGAGCAGAGCGAATGGTATAGGCTATCAAGCCTATAACAAATATAAACATAATTGGTATTCAAACGATTTTATTGTTAATAGCAATGGAATAAAAATGAAACCACCTAGATATTTTGATGAATTATATTCAAAAGAATATCCAGAAAAATTTGAAAAAATAAAAAAAGCAAGAAAAGAAACTTTAGATTTTGTTGATCAAAATCCTAAAGATCCTAAGTATAAAAGATTAAAAGACATTGAAGAAGTTAAGCTACTTAAGCTTAAAGAATGTTTACGAGAAATCGAAGCTTGACTCCTATTATATATTATGTAAACTGTTTCCATGTAAACTAAATAACATGGAGCATAGACATGAACAAAAGCGGAAGTAACTATAAATTCTTGTTTTCAATATTTGATGAAGTAACTAAATTATTCGAACCTCCTTTTGTAGATTTAAATAAAGGTTCTGCATTAAGGCGTATTCAAGATTTAATGCAATCAAATCCTCAAAGTCCCTACGCTAAGTTTCCTCATGATTATAAATTAATGATGATAGGAACATTTAATGAAGAAACTGGACATGTTTATTCTGATAATGAAAACGACATTGTAGTCGCTTTAGAAGAAATAACCCCAACAAAGGAAAAGTAATATGTCATTATTTGGAGCTAGTGGACACCAACCAACAACGTTAACAAAAGATTTTTCAAGAGCGCCTAAAGCTGAAATACAAAGATCTGTTTTTAATCGTGATCATGGTTTAAAAACAACCATAGACGCAGGTAATTTGTACCCCATATTTTACGATGAAGCTTTACCCGGCGATACATTTCAATTAACAGCTAATGGTTTTGGTCGTCTCGCTACTCCAATTAATCCATTTATGGATAATTTATATATACAAACTTTTTTCTTTGCAGTCCCATTTAGAATTTTATGGGACAATTGGGAGAAATTTTGTGGTGAACAAATTAACCCGGGAGATAGTACAGATTATTCTACTCCACAAATACAAGGTGTAACCGTTGCAGAAGAAACTTTATTTGATTATTTTGGTCTGCCTACTGGTGTTGCTAATATAAATTTCAATAATTTTGCCGGTAGAGGTTATAACTTAATTTGGAATGAATGGTTTAGAGATGAAAATCTACAAAATAGTTTAACAGTTGATCTTGGCGATGGCCCAGATGATATTGCTGATTATACTATTCAAAAAAGAGGTAAAAGACACGATTATTTTACAAGTGCTTTACCTTGGCCACAAAAAGGTGATGCAGTAACATTACCTTTAGGAACAACAGCAAATATAGCATTTGATGGTGTTGGAGCTGGTGGTGGACAAGACTTAGCAGTATTAGATAATACTGGAGCGTTAGGAAAACTTTCAGCAAGTAGTACATTTGTGACTGGATCAGGAACAGCAGGAGCTACAGCGGGTCAATTATATGCAGATTTATCAACTGCAACTTCAGCTACAATTAATCAATTAAGAGAAGCATTTCAAGTACAAGGTTTACTTGAAAGAGATGCTAGAGGCGGAACACGATATAAAGAAATTATACAAGGACATTTTAATGTAACTTCACCTGACATGCGTTTGGATAGACCAGAGTACCTTGGAGGTGGCAAAAGTTATATAAGCGTTCAGCCAATTGCACAAACTTCTTCCACAGACACCACTACACCTCAAGGAAACATGTCAGGTTTTGGAACTGTTGGTTTTGATAACCACAGTTTTACAAAATCTTTTACAGAACATTGTTGTGTAATAGGATTAGCTTGTGTATTTGCTGATTTAACTTATCAGCAAGGTATAAATAGGTTTTTTAGTAAAAGAACTAGATATGATTACTACTGGCCTGCCCTAGCCCATCTAGGCGAACAATCTATTTTAAATAAAGAAATTTATGCACAAGGAACATCTGATGATAATACAGTTTTTGGTTATCAAGAAAGATATGCTGAATATAGGTATAAACCTTCACAAATTACTGGTAAATTTCGATCTAATGCAACTGGAACTTTAGACAGTTGGCATTTAGCTCAAAACTTTGGTTCATTACCAAGTTTAAATTCTTCATTTATTGAAGAAAATCCTCCTGTAAATAGAGTAACAGCAGTAAATACTGAACCAGATCTTTTATTGGATATGTTTTTTAAATTTAAATGTGCCAGACCTATGCCTACATATAGTGTTCCTGCATTATTGAGTCATTTCTAATGCCAATACCCGGTATATTAGAGATAGCATTTGCTGATCGTACTGCTAAAAGAGATTTTAGTAGACAAGCTGGTCATGCTGAAGCACAAAGTGCTAAACAAATGGCATTTCAAGAAAGAATGTCAAATACCGCATATCAACGAGCAATGAATGATATGCGAAAAGCTGGATTAAATCCAATTTTAGCTGGAAAATTGGGCGGTGCTTCAACTCCAGTTGGAGCTATGGCGAAAACACCTAATATAAATTCACCTCAAGCAATGCTTAATAATGCAATTACTGCACAAAACATTGCTACTGCAAAAAAATTAGAAAACGAAGTTACTATGCAAGATATGGATATAGCTATGATGAGAAAGCGTGGTTTAAGTCCTATGGCTTTTAAACATACTCCATTTAATCAATTAGGAAGTGAATTTTTAAAGCAAGACCACCCTTTTGGTCAATTTTTACGAGGTGAATTATTAACTAAGATAATGAATTCACACTCAGTTAAACAAATGAACAGAAATCTTAGAGATTTATTAGATTTAGATAAATTAAGAAAAAGATCTGTAAAAATAAGAAAGCATTGGGCAAATGAATAAAAAATCAAATGTTATTGAATTTAATACACCTTATGGAAAACAACCACCACGTTGTTTTTTTGATACTGTTGGAGAAACATTAACTCAGCAACACTTTCAAGAAGAAACTGAAATAAACAATATATTACGATCTCATGATCGTAATGGAATTATTTCACATATACATAAAGGTCAAGCAATATATGGTGATTTTAGTGATATTACCGATTTGCAAGATGCTTTAGATAAATTAAAAAAAGCAAATAACGAATTTATGAATGTTCCTTCAGAAATTCGAGAAAAATTTCAAAATGATGCTGGGAAATTTTATACATTTGCATCTAATCCAGACAATTTAGATGAAATGGTAAAGATGGGTTTAGCGAATAAACCCATAGAGTCAGATGCTATGCCATCTGAAACTGCTATTCCTGAAACCGCAGAGCCACAAAACTCGGAGGTTCAGGAATAGCGCACGTATTACTACTTGATGTAATACGTGCTAACTGACACTTAACACAGGAGATGAATTATGGCGTATAGAAAAAGAATGAAGAGAAAGCATTCTAGAAAAATATTTAAACATACTGCAAGTAAAACACACAGAAAAAATCATATTAAGCCAATGAGAGGCGGATTCCGCATATAATGCCATGTTATAACCCTCTCGTGGCATGGCGTGTTGAGGGTAAAATGGTATTTAACCCTCCTCGCGGATCACATAAACTATTAAAACCCTATAATTTACCTTGTAGTAAATGTATAGGTTGTAGATTAAACTACGCACGTAGTTGGGCATTAAGATGCCAACTAGAAGCTATGTCGCATAAAGATAATTGTTTTATAACATTAACTTTTAATAATGAAGAATTATTAAAAAGAAAAAATCCTTGGTCGGTTGATGTTAACGATTTTCAACTTTTTATGAAAAAGTTTAGAAAACGTTATAATAAACCAATCAGGTTCTTT